TTTCATATACTTTTTGTTTGTGAGGTTTTAATTAACCTCTTGACTATATTATATTCTAAATACAGTAAGCTGTCTACAAGCTATTTTAGTGGCTTTACAACACTTGTTTTTGATTTATTGGAATTTGTCATAAAGATTTTTTTAGGTTATACCCAGTTGAATTGTTAATCATCACCCAAATATTAAATATAAAGGCTATAATATGCCACCCCAGTTCGACTACCAGTATAGGTTATTTCTCACAAAACACCCCCAAGATTAATTTTGAGTAGCAAAGTAGTAAAACTATATAGCTTGATAATAAAAAAACAACATAGAGCCATTTTGAGCTTTATGTCGATTTAATTTTTTTCGCCCAAATTTCTATGGGTTTTCTGTATCTATATCTATTAGATATATATAATATAATATATCTAATAATTAATATATTATAATAGTTATAATAATAACAAACTTATCCCCATTTTAGTTATTTTTTGGCACGACTACTAGCTTTATTTATATTTCTGTGCTAATATTTAATTGGGGATAACTTTTAATAAATTAACTAAAAACTATGTCTATTTATAGGAGTAAAAAAGATTATGAAGAAAATCTTAAAATGTCTAAGTGTATAATCTGTGGCTATACTAGATACACAGAAGATTGTCATATAGTTCCTCAAAAATTAGGTGGCGGACACGGGATATTAAATGTGGTTACTCTTTGTCCTAACCACCATAAATTGCTTGATTATGGGCTTTTTAGTAAAGAGGAGCTTGTCTTTATAGAGGATAGAATAATGGCACTAATCAATCTATATCACGATGATCGGGTTAAACAACAATACCTATATTGGTTGCTAAAAATAAACAATACACCCCCTATGGTTATAGCTAAAAGAATAAAAATATTGAGAGAAAAAAACAAACATATTTATAATATATAGGCTGGGTATAAACTGTTAATAAAAAAGCAGAAAATGGGTATAACCGCAAAAGTTATACCCATTATTTATTTTATCGCTCTGATAATTATTTTGTAATTAAATCACTGCGTTCTTAATTAATAACCAATTTTTCTCACTAATTCCTATAAGCTTTCCATCGTCTTTTAACTCCTTAGACCAGCTATCAAAAAGAGCTGATGGACTAGCTTGTAAATAGACAGCTCTAAAGTTATCTATTCTATAAACTTCGCCGTGATAAAATACTCTTTGAACATATTTACCATTAAATCTTTTTAATAAATCATAGTCAGCCATTTTAATATTATAACCTAAAAGAATTTTTGTATTAATATTTTTTCCAGGGCAAGATGTGTTCCTATAATTTCTATGAAAGGTTAGGGGCAAGTCGCCAATTTCTTTTTTTAGTGTAGACAATAATCTTTTTAAGGATTCTATTTGTGCTAGACTTGGTTTTTCATATTGAAAGTTACCAGCTAAACAAATTCCAATACTATCTCCGTTCTGACCATAGCAGTGAGCGCCTTGATATTTTCTATTTCTACCAGTCATCACTACTCCATTTCTTTCTATAAGATAATGGTATCCAATATCGCCCCAGCCATTTCTAATGTGTCCAGCTTTGATTGCGTTAAACTGAAGCGCCATAGCAGTTGTGCTGATAGCAGAATGATGTAATATTATTTTTTTAAGTTTATTAATGTAATACATACGATTGAAATTGATAAAATTATTAGAACCCATTTATTAAATATTCTTTCTTGATCTTCCGTTGGCATACCTATTATTTTTCTTATAGCACTTGGCAAATCTTTAGACATAAAATATTTTAATGCTTAGATTTTTCAAAGACTGACTCTGGTATTGTATTATATTTTCCACAATCTACACAGCGCAGTTGAATTTGTCTACTACCAGAAGCTAGAACCTTATGATTTGATACTGTCATTCTTCCATTACATTCTGGGCATTTAGTTCTATCAGCTGATACTCTAGTTCTTGCTTTAATGTAAGGCTTCATTTTATTATAAACCTTTTCTAAGATTACTACATCATTTTCACAATATCTAACCATCTTACTTAGCGCCTTTGGGTCTTTCCTTAAAATAATATCAAGCCATAGCTTAAGTCCGCCGGTGTCTGTTTTACCACCAACCCCCAAATACTTCGCAAGATAGTCTAGCTTATTAGAATTAAGATTAAATAAACTCCGTGATAACTTACAGGTGTCTATTGTAAGAATATCTGGTGGCATACTTATTCCGAACTTTAACGCCCTACCTCTTATCCATTTAATATCAAACTGGTCGCCGTTATGAGCAACTGGCTCATTAGCTGTGCTTAATATTTTAACAAACTTTCTTATCATTTTTTCATCACTCTGGTTTTTATCCCAGACTAAACTTTGAACTCTACCGCCAGCCCACTTATAACAAATACAAATAACTGCTCTTTCTTTTATTATATCGCCCGGATTTATTTGTAGGTTATAACCCGGCTTCCAAAATACACCAACGTTAGGAGATGTTTCTATATCATAATATAATCGTTTTATTTTATCCACCATTTTACACCTAACATTTATTTGTTTGGTATTGCCTTTAGTAGCGTGTCTTGAATATTCCCAAGCTTCTCATCTATTGATGATATACTATCCTTAACATCTTCAAACTCATATCTAGTTGGAACTGTTAATAGTATATTGCTATTCTCATTAGCTTTAATCATAGCTGAATCTGCTACCGACTTAGTTCCAAAGAAAAGACCTGATAACATTAAAATAAGAATAACCACCCCTATTGTTATTGGGGTATTTTTACTAATCACTGTTTTTGTTTTAATAGCTTCCATACTATTCGCCCTTTATCCACTCTTTAACTAAGTTAATTAATACTGGAACAGCCCAAGCAACTAACGAGGTTAAAATTGGGTTTCCGATTTCTAACGCACCAATATAATTTAAGATAGCTAATGCGGCTGCGCCACCACCAGCTATTAATGCGCCTTTGACAATCTTCCAAACTGTCTTTTTGTCAAATGAATTTTTGACTTGTTTCGTTTTGTTTGCTGTCATCTTGTTTATGTTTTATTGATTAAATATTTTATTAAAATACTTTTCTTTTAGATTGTCTTTAGTAATTCCACTATCCTTAAACAGATAATCTTTCTCTTGAAGTTTATTCTTTTCCAAAAGCAACGCTTCTTCTTTACCAGCTATTGCCCTAAATATGATAACTTCGTTGTAGTCTAGCCCCTCACCTTTGTTTATGCGCCCCAAAAGGTTAGCCTTAAGGGCTTTATAATCTTCAGTGGTAAAACATACCAACTCCCTGTCTACTGTTAGAATCTCGCCTGTTTCGCACCATTTAGGTTCTATCTTTACATAAGGATTAACTACTGGCTGATCTACACTGAAAGCGCCTATCGTTGCTGCGATTAAAGATATTCCAACTCCGGCTATTATTTTTTTATTATGTTCTTTCATATTAGTTTTTATATTCCATAAAGCCTTGATAAAGTGAGATTGTATTAGCTGCGTCAGCACTAGCCCACGAAGCTGTAACTGTTACGTCCATATTTGCTGTCGTATCTATCGTAGCGATACTAATAACTTCCTCTGACACAATACCCGTATCTGTTTCTATTTCTAAATCAATATGAACCGCCCTACTTCCACTAGCACCTATTGTTCTTTGAGTTGCGTTAGCGTCTATATGCCAATGTGAGTCGGCTGCGATTGCTTTTGTTATTGGTGTAAGTGAAGCAACTTCAGTTGAACCAACATAGACCTTAAGGGTTATCTGTTCAGTTGCGGCGGCACCATCATTTTGAACTATACCATCACAGTGGAACTTAAATATATTTCCAGCTTCCAAACTATTGGCTGCCATAGAGCCAGTCCATAGTGTAGTTTCTGCCACAGTTGTTGCTGTTACAGTTGATACTGCTACGTCAGAAGTTCTATCTATTGCTTTTTGAGTAGCCTTATTTGTTATATAAAACTTACCATTAAAATATTCAATTGTTCCGGCTTCTGCTACTGTAAGCATAGTCCCCTCTGTAAACTTTAGAGGTGCTGTTCCAGCCGTAGCTGTTCCCGCCTTTATGTGTAGTAAAGCTGTTGGCGTTGTAGTTCCAATACCAACATTTCCAGTAGAAGTTATTCTCATTCTTTCAGATAAATCTTCTGTTCCATCTGCCGAAGTGTGAAAAGTCATATAAGATGGAGCATCTCCACTTGCTACACTTTGCCCATCTGCTCTTACTGTTATTCCCCCCATACTTTGATAGGCAGAACCATCATAACCTTTGAATAAAATACCACCACCACCATTTACTGCAACATCTCCCCCTGTATTATCTCTACCTTTAGAAATAAAATTCCAAACAACTCCATTTCTTCCACCTGTTGAAATAATACCTGCTTCAGCATCAGTTGCTCCAACTATCCCACTATCAACTTCTAATTTAGTTGTTGGACTTGTTGTTCCAATACCAATATTGCCACCTTTTTTTATAACTAAACTACTCCCAGCTGAATCCCCCCAAATATGAAAACCTCCGTAATCCTCCTCATTATTAAACCACATTCTCATTGTTTTATTTGAAGTTCTTGATGCACCTATATCAGAATAAGAATAACCACTGGTAACCCCCCAACCAGTCCAAACATCTCCCGCTATAGTTAGCTCAGCACCTGAAGAACTCGGGCTTATTGTTCCAATACCAACATTACCTACTTGGTCAATTACCATAGCACTTGTTACAGTATCAACCCTAAAATGAAGTTCATCTATATTCAAAGAACCAATTATTAAATCATCATTTGTATCAATAGTCATAATTTGATGAGCAGTATCATCAGTTCTCCTTAACCAATAAGCATCTTGTGCTAAAATATTTCCAGCAACATCTAAAGTATAATCAGGACTTGTTGTTCCAATTCCTAAGTTACCCTCATTATCTAACTTCATGAATATCTCATCCCCGTTAGTTCCTGCTTCAAACACTAAGGCTCCTTCTGTGTCTGAACCATCTCTTATAGCACCAATATGACCTAAAGTATATTCTACATTAGCACTATCCTCTGCCATAAACCTTAATCTTGCACCATAGCCATCAACTATATTGTTACTACTTTTAGCGTGGAGTTTCATTACGGTATTGACACTTGCTGTTCCTGTATTTGTTTGTTCAAAATGTCCTAAACCTACACCTGCACCTAATACATGTAAAATACCATCAGGACTATCTGTTCCAATACCTACACTATCAGTGCTATTTTTAAGGACCGTATTAGTACCTATCTTTTTCCAAGGAGTAAATCTTGTAGTTTTCATTGTCATAATAATGCCCCCCACCACACATTCTGTGCAGCAGCCGAAGCTATTACATAAATGGCATTAGTTGTGTCATCATAGTCTAGTATTATTTCATCTCCACTATTTAAATATGTTAGGGCATTAGCACCTACATTTGTAACACCTGTCTTACCAACATATATATATCCTGTATTAGCTGGATCTGCTTTTATAATAATTGATTCTGGTGTTCCAGTAATAGTAACTTCTACCTCAGCACCACTTCCAACAGCATTTTTACCACCACCATACATATCTGTACTTCTTTGTAAGCCACTAACATTATTTACAGCAGTTACTATATCATCTTGTTTATCTTCTGTAGCAGGGTTTATCTTAACTCCATCTTTATTCTCTAAATTGACAGATTTATGGCCTATCTTAGCACCACCATCAAATTGAAACTTAACAGGCTTACCTTTAGAGTCTCTGAGTTGGACTGGCATGGGTGAATCCAACCCAACACCCTTTATTCCGACCATTCCATCAACTTGCATGGTCTCTTTAGGCCACACTAAGTCCATTTCTGGTAGATTAACTGTTACTTCAGGCTTAGGTATCTTTATAATAGGTGGTTTAATGCCCGAAACACCCTCTCTGACAGCTTTTTCTAGTGGTTTGGTATCAAACTGTATGTTTGTTTTTGGAACGCTTATAACAGGCAATTTAACCTCTATTGGGTCTGGCTTTGGTATCTTAATTTCAGGTACATTAACCTCTATTTTCTTATCTGCTACCGATTTTATACTTTTATCAAAGGACAATGTTTGAGCATCTAATTTAGCACTCAAACTATCTCTTGTGTCTTTGTTCTCTTTTTTAAATACATTTATAAGAGCTGTAAATGCTGTATCTAAAAGACCCGACAAGAAAGACTTATCTTCTTTAGACTTCTTTTGCTCTCTATCTATATCAATAGCCTTGTCTAAGTCTTTGTCTAATTTTTGTAATTTATTTATATCCATTTAACCTTTAATTATTTAACCAACTCCTAATAAACTTAATGTTGATGGGTATCCGCCACCTACTTCAGGAGCTGGTGCTGCCTCTACTTCACCTATAAGAGCTGTTCCATAGTTTGAATTATTACCATCTCCATAGGCATCTACTATTTTTGTTGTTGAAAGTGCAGTAACAGCAGCATACTTTGCAGCTCCAGCAAGAAATTCATAATCACTCCCAAAGCTAATCTCATCATCACTAGCTATTGTACCAATCTTACTAAGACTACTAGAACTTGTATTACTCCAATATGTTGATATAAATTGAGTAGAATTTAATTTAACTGCTGCACCATAATAACAATCATCGGTATCTATAGTATATTGTGAACCATAAGTTATTGTATCACCAGAAGTAACAACTGCTGCACAAGAGTTTAGGTATCCATCTCCTGAGTCTTTAAATGATGTTATAAAATGAGTAGAATCTAATGCTACCACCTTAACATGAGAAGGTGCAGAATTATCAAAAACAACCTCACTACCAAATGTCATCTCATCATCATTTGCTAATACACCCACTATTGATGTTGCTTTATTTGTATTACCATCATCTTTATATGAAATAGCTACGTGACTTGAATCTAATGCATCTATATTTATTTGTGTTGTTGTAGCTGCATTAAACGTATCTTCATCTCCAAGCGTTATTGTGTCACCACCTGAAACTACTGCTGACCTAGTATGTCCATAACCATCTCCACCACCTGCATCCTGATAAGCTATTGTAAAATGAGTTGAATCAGTTGCCGCAATAGCACAATAACTAGGAGCTGTTGCATTAAATGTAACTTCTGAACCAAATGCTATTTCATCATCATTAGATACTGTTCCAATTATTACACCACCATTTGTAACGTCTCCTTGAAAACTTATTGCAATATGAGTTGAATCTAATACTGTTATATCGGGATATGCAGTTCCTAATGCATGAAATGTATAAACTGAACCAAATGTAATAGTTGTTCCACTAACTGTTCCAATACAAACCTTACCACTTGTATCTTGGTAAACTACAGCAAAATGAGTCTCATCTAGAGCTGCTATATTTAATTCATATGGACATACTGATTCAAATATTTCATCCTCACCATACGTTATATCTCCTATTGCCATAAATCTATTTTAAACTACTATTAATTAAGGTGTTACTTTTTGGAATAATGCTGTTATATCTACTACTGCACCTGAATCATCTGGCATATCTACTGTCCAAGCATTACCCTGATTGGCTTGAGGTATTGGTGATGCCCCAGATATACCTGCTGTTCCATTTGCTGGTATCTCTAGCGTAGCTATTACACTACCTGCTGTCATATCTCTAATATCTAATGTTATAGCTACATCTGATTGATTAGCACCCATTACTTGTATTAAATCTGTAAAATATCCTACTTGTGCTGCTAGTAATGTAGCCTCTGTTCCATTAGCAAGTGATACATAAGCTGTTAATCTACTACCCCTAACTGATATTGGAGTTGAAATTACGCCATGATTATCTGCTAACTGTTTAGCACTTGTTGCAATTCCTATTGTATTACCTGCTATATCTACATGTATTCCAGTTGCTCCACTACCACCAATTCTATCCCAATTTGAACCATCCCAAACCATCTGACAAGCACCTATTAATGGTGTAGTTGGATTAGCCATATTATCTGCAAGAGCTGCTGCTGCTGGAAGTTCCGTATCAACTGTTCCACTTATTGGTTGTGTTACTTGATAAAAAGTACCTGTTACTGCACCTGCTATTGGTACTGGATTAGAGCCTGAATAAGCCTCACCTGTACTATCTACTATATTTACTGCTGTAGTTGCTCCTGCACCAAATACTACTGGAACGGGATTATCTCCACTATATTGAACACCAGAACTATCTATAATAGCTGATGCACTTGAAGATGTAGAAGCTGCCATAGTTACTGGTACTGGATTACTTGAAGTATTGTTTATCTTTACTTGTTTGGCTATTCCACCACCACCACCTATAACTGTATTTCCACCACCACTTATATCTAAAGGCTTACCATCTGCTGTTCTAAGCTCTACTGGTAGAGGATTCTTTGTATCTACGCCCATAAGCTGAACAAAGCCTTTAATAGGCATTTCTCCATCTGGCCAATTCATATCAGGCATCCTTATCTCTGGTATCTTAACTGGTGGCATATTAACTGTAACCTCTGGTTTAGGTACATTTACCTCAGATGCCTTAACTGTGATATTTGCAGGCGGTACATTAACCACTGGTGCAGCTATCTTGAAAGACATACTTTTAACCACCTTATCAGATATTGCCTCTGCTAAGGGTTTAATGAACCTACTAAAGTCATTAGATAATGCTTTTAGTAATGTGGTTCTGTCTCTATCAAAAGTAGTGAATTTATCTTTCATCTTCTTTTGATCTAATTTGTTGTTTACTTCATCAAAAATACTCATATTCTCTATTTAAGTTGTTAATTGTGCTAATTTGTTTTGTATATCACCTTGTAGTTGTGTCTCTTCAGGGCTTATTTCTTGTTGTGGTTTTGCCACTGCTGATGGTTGTTCAACAGATTCTTGTACTTGTTTCTCACCTTCTTCAATCCTTCTTAGTTCTTCAGGTGTTACATCTAGTATATCTACCTCTCTACTTAACCCTATCTCTTGTAAAGCAGCATTGTTAGGGTGTTGTGCTTTAACAAAACTCCACTTCTTAATAGAATCTATGTTTGCTTGCTCTGTTTCTGAACTTGAACGGACTATTGGTTTATAGCCATCTTTACTGATCCAGTCATTCTTAAACACCTTTTTCTGATATATTTTACCTGAAGCACCTTCTTTAGCTAACATTAAGAACTTAGGTGAGTTAGCGTGCATTAGTTTATCCCATTTATAAGCTAACTCTGTCCAAGCCATTCTATAGTATTTAGCCATAGATACAGCTCTTTCTTGTGATTTACCTACTAATATCTCTACTTCTCCTAGTGTTTGTGCTGATTTCTCACTTTGTCCTTTATCTAAGGCAGTTGCACCAGTTCCACGCTCTACTATGTTAGTAATAGCACTGATTGCTGGTAAAGTATCATCTAAACCACTTATTTCAACTGGTTTAAGGACTTTATTGATGTCATCTCCTGGAGGAGCTGGCAACATAACACCTGGACCTGGAGTATAAGTTGTTGGTTCATAACCTTGAATAGGTAAGAACCAGTGCATTTGGAAGTTCTTTAAGGTTCTATTCTCTACTAGCTGTGAATACCAGATATTAAGCACCTTATTAGGTGTTCTAACTAGATCTGCTACTGAATCAGGGTATATATCATTAGTTTCAGGGTCTTCAGACCATATAACAAATGGCCAAAAATCCACTCCTAGTACCTCATTTAAGGTTTCATCCATTAATTTAATAGTATCTTCAGCATAAACTACTACTCTACGCTCAAATTCCTTACTCTTATCATTCCAACGGGTAGTAAAGTGTTCTGTTAGGTTTACAAGCCTATCTCCACCTGCAAATATAGAGAACTTATCATTATCTACTCCCATAGCCTTCAATCTAGCCATCTTTTTCTCCCATTCTTCTATGTTTACATTACTCTGAGTTATCCCAGGTGAGCTATCTGCCCATATTTTAAGGTCTTCCTTAGCATCATTGTCATACTTATCATCTGCAAGTATCTCTCTAACTGACTTTAATATGTTCTGATGAATTATAAAACGGGCAGATTCAACATCTCCCGCTGTAGTTAAAGGGTCAATAAGTACATCAAATACATCAAGTACGCTTGTATTTACTCCTTTATCATATATATTTAGTTTCTTAGTGGATATACCATAAAGAAGTACATTCTTCTTATCTAGCATATCTACTAGTTCTAGCTTTCCATCAATAGCTTCTTGATTCCATATCTCTTGATAATACAGCTCTTTCATCTCATCACCTCTATTTTCTTTCCAATCAACTGTGGGTGGATCATCTATCTTGGCTAATAAGGTCTTAACAGTCTCTTTCATTAGCGGAATATTAACCGCCTGTCTCTGTGTAAGTCTATTTGTGCGTACTTTATTCCTGTAAAGCTCATAATTATCATTCCAGTCATCATGTTTACGCAGTTGCATCTCTGCACCTGACTTCTTTTCCTTGGTTAATCTGACCATTTCATCAGATAATTCCCATGTATTGTTTGTTGGGTTGTATGACATTTTCTTATAAATAAACAAAAAGAACAATAAATAAAGATTTATTGCTCATTGTTGTGAGTTAATATGTTTTGGAAACGGGGATGGGATTTGAACCCATGACCTGCGGATTATGAGACCACCGAGCTACCAGACTGCTCTACCCCGTATTATAATATACCCCCCAGGGGTATCTGTAAGGTAGTATATACCCTATAATCTATTCTGTCAAGGGATTTCGCTTTATAAACGGACAATAGTCCAATTTAATTGCTTTAAAGTCTCCATTCTTATCAAAATGTATGCTAGTTGAGCCATTTTTCATGCCTAATAAGCCTCCTGTAGATACTAAAGCATTGAATATATCATACAGTTTGTTGATCTCAACCTGTGTATAGTTCTCTTTTGTTTCTATTTCTATGTTTATTTTATTCATAATTCTTTTACTAATGTTATACAACCCATTGGTATTGAATCTCCACAAAACTCATTATCTTCATTACCGCCATTAATAACTAAGACAACATCATCTTGCACAAATACATTCCCAATAGAATAGCTTGGGCATGGCTTAGGGCAATCTTCTATATGTTTCCAGTTAAATGGAGCTATATCTACCCATTCAACCTTATATAGCTTATCCTTGTTTATCTTTGGTATCTTCATAACAACATTGTTATATGTTTAACACAATAAGCCCAAAAGAATAGACCTAGTGTAAATAATATAGCTGTAAATACAAATTCATTTATTAGTCTCATGTCTTCCTACCATTAAGTATAAAATAAGTGTATTACCTAAAGCCTGCACTAAGAAGGTCTTAGATGTTAGGTCTATATCCCCAGTAAATACATATATAACCGAAAATCCCCATATAAACATAACTATCCTAGTCTTTAACCAAATGCTCATTTTAGTTTATATTTAACTGCTTTTTTGTAATTAATTGTTTCATCTTTAGGTTTTACATCCCAAAATATATGGCTAAACACTACTGGTATCATATAAAACGGCAATCCTCTCTTCTGTGCTACTGCCGCAACATGTTTATTATACTTTCTATAGTCCAACTTCATCATAATAATTAGGTAATGGTTTAGTTGCTTCAGGTGTCTTAAACTTAGGCTTCTTAACCAGTGATACTACCCCATAGCGTGTAGCATCCATAATATCTGAGAACTCATGACATGGTACATTGATGAAATTACCATCTCTGTCTGTATCCCACATATAGTTTCTATAACTCTTAATAAGGTTTAAAGACCTCTTAGTAACGCTTATTTGTTGATCTTGTACCATTTGGATACCATGTGATACTGAATCTCTGCCCTTTTCACACCCTACTATGTTGATTCCATGCTGTTTTATCTCCTCTATACTCTTAGGTTCAGCACTATCTGCTACTACTAATACGCTTCCAGTCTCTTGTGCCTCAATTATATCTGCTATATGTGAGTTTAACATACCTGTTTTAAAGGATATTTCATCTAATACATACCCACCTTGATAATAATATATAGCTACTATAGCTGTAGGATCATTAGAATAGCCGAAATCTACCCCATATCTCTCTAATCTAGCGTGTCTAGGCACTTCATCTATTATCTCCCAATCTTTAAATATCTTACCTTCTACCTCACCTAATAGACCAAGGCCATATACTTTCCACCATTGTTTCCTATCTTTACGGGATTCTATTGATTTAACTATACTCTTGTCTAAAGCCTCATTATCTAGGTAAGTAAGGGTTAAATACTCACAATCAGGTCTATCTTTAACATATTCATAGAACCAGAACTCATGTGTTGGATTCCAGTCAAGTATTATAAACTCCCTAGTACGGACTTCTAACTGCTCAAATGTCTCAAAAGGTATGTTATTACACTCATTAATGAATAAACGCTCTCTTCTAGGGCCTCTAACCTTACTAGGTTGGTCAGCACTAAAGAACTCTATCTTACTACCAGTCTCAAATGTGTACACACAATCAGTTCTATTCCATCTACCTTCACTATAATAGCCATGTCCTTCCATTATATTTAAGAAATCCCTTATAGCACCCCTTTTAAGGTGAGGAAATGACTCTGATACTACTGATGTTAATGTCTTTTCAGTATCAGTCTGTGCTTTTGCTATCAAGTAGATCAGCGCCGAGATTGTCTTTGACGCTGCTGTTCCCCCTTGTAAGGCTCTTATTCTCTTGTGCATCCCTGCTATCTTCTTTGTTGCTGTTGTCTGCGTGTACTTCATCTAATTTAATTAATGGTTGTGGTAATAAATGTGTTGTTTCTATTTGTTGTTGAGGCATACCTTCAGCATATTGCATAACTAGCTTTCTTGATTGACCATCCTTTGTATAAGCATCTTTCAATACTTTCTCCATTAGTAATTGACCACCAGTCTTATTTGTTTCTGGGTCAATGAGTGCTAGTTTCTCTTTTAATATGGCAATCAAAGAAATAGAACCCTTTGGTCTTCCAGGTCCTCCACTGTGTCCTTTTACAAATCTATTCTTTTCATCTCTTTCAGGCATAATTCCATTTATTCCCCATTTATTTTAGTTTATCTATTTCTTTTAGTATATGTTCTTTTACTTCATGCCCAGTCCATACATCTTCATTTGTATTTTCTAACTCATTGACAATCTCTCTTGCTTGGTTTAATTGGTCATCAAGGGCTTTTAAGATGAATTGCGTAATGCGTTTATAAGCATCAAAGTTTGGTATGTCAGAATGATTACCAACATGAAACGCTTTATCAAACTCTTTTATTATATCTTTATTCTTTTCCATATAGTTTTAATCTTCTTGCTCTATTAATAGGTATCATTGCATTTGAAGCCTTACATACTTTAGACATTTCTGATATATAATCTAAAAACCTCTCTAAATTAATCTTTCTTTCTATTTGTTGCTTATTACTTAGTTTTGACATCTTCTTCCTTTATTAGTTTAAACATATCAGCTAAACCATCTTCAAAATTATACTCTGAATCAAAGTCTATCATATTCTTAGCTTTGAATGTATCAAATACAAATCTCTTAGGATCTACACCTCTTGGTTCTGTTATCTCTATCTCTCCTTTATAACCCGCTTTATCACATATTATCTTACCAGCAGCTTCAGCAGTTAATTCTTCACCTGTTCCTATGTTATATATCTGTCTCCAATTATCAGAAGTTGAAGTTATAGCCTTAAAATTAGCTCTTGCTACATCCTTTACATACATAAAGTCATTTGATTGTTTCCCACCATGTAGTTCTGGTTTCATAAATGTCTCTATCTTATTCAAGAACCCGCCAATTAAACCATGATAACGCTTATCCTTACCATATAAGTGTGAATATCTAAGTATAATCCATGTACCAGCATACTTTTGAACATAAAACTCACCTAATAGCTTAGAACAAGCATAATTAGAGTTACCACTAACAGGAAACTCCTCTGTAATTGGTGGTTCACCCTTAATAGGCATGTAAACTGACCCAGTAGAACTATAAACCATAGGTATGTTAAACTCTCTAGCTACCATTGCTACATTACTTGTACCTATTGCATTAGTCTCAAATGCTAACTGCGGATCTTTATCAGCCTCAGCAAATCTAGCTATTGCACCTAAATGTAATATTCTATCTGGTTTATGTGTCTTACAGAACTCTCTAAAGTCCTCTATATTCCTGAAGTCATTGCCACTCATAAGGTCATATCCTAGCACTCCCCAGCCTTGTTCTATAAAATACTTAGTTGTTTCTCTACCTACAAAGCCAGCATGTCCAGTAATTAAGACTATTGGTGGTCTTTGTTTAGGTTGTTCTTCTACTTTTTTATCTTCAGTCATATATTTATTTATTTAATAATTGTTTCATATAGTCAGTAAGCATCTCTATTATCTCATGTAAACCTTCTATTAGCTGTTCTTGACCATTAAAGCCTTCAGGAAAGTCTTTACCTGGCTCACAACCATAAATACCTCTATCTGATGCTGACATATAATCCTTTAATATCTCTATATCTGCCTCTGCTCTTACCTTATCATCATCAATACGGGCTAATTCATCTTTATTTAACTTACCTTTCTTCTTTTCAAGTTTATACTTATCTATTAACATTTGAACATGAGCTTTCTTATTGTCATAGTCCTGACGCATCTCTTCTCTATTCTCTTTCATCTTATAACGCTTAAACTCATTATCCCAAATCATCTTCTGAATACTCTTTTTCTTATTCTTAAAGAATTTGTACTCTTTTTTAAATCTTGTAAACATAATTTTAATATCTTCTTGGCACTTGTGCCTTAATTAAATAACAATACTTAGATTGTAGATTTTCCCATGCTCCTTTAGGGAAAGGTACTACCATTATATCATAAAAGCCATGTTTTCTCAACAGTTTAGGCCAGTTATGAAAGAAATAACCTTCTGTTAAGTATAGCCATATTCTCTTTATCGGATTCTTTTCATACAGTTCACATAGAACTACATTGTTTCTAGTTACACGCCTTAGCTCTTTAATGTATCTATCTATCTTTAATGGTCCTACATAGATATAAGTCATATCTGATAACATTACATCACTAGATTTGTCTGACATCATGATATTATCAGCTGAACTTGTTTTCCAAACACCACCTTTGAACTTCTTACTACAAAATTCAATAGCATCTGGGTTAATATCTATACCACCAACCATTCTATTGGGTATCATTTTAACTATATTTGCTAAATTAGCACCACCACCAACACCTACTTCAATCAATGAACCCCAATTAAAACTACTTAAAAATGCTGATATAAAGTATCTATGTGGATCTTCCCATGTACTAAAATACTTCTCTTCCCAGTTAATAGTTCTATCTTCCCAGTATTTACTTTGTGATTTAGTTGTTCTAATTCCTAAGAAACCCATATATTTTTTGCCAAATTACTTCTCCAGTTATGTATCTTATCTTCTTTTGTGTATCAAATGATAGCTTACCTAACATCTTTTTACGCCAACTAACTTTTAATTTAAGTGGTAAACATGTAGCTAACCCAAAATCAAACCCTATACTATAATCAACTTGATCTCCCTTAAATGGATGGTCATAGTATGTACTTATATTCTCTGTATGAGTTCCTACTAAAAATCCCCTTTTATCTATTTGTTTATAGTTTAAACAATCTTTAACCCACTCATGACTAGGTAATGGAGTTCCAATATCATAACCAGGTACAGCACGCTTTAAAGATGTATATTCACAATGCTCCATTGGGTCTATAAATATATCTTTATCAAACTTAATAGTATAAAATGGTGGATTGGTATTACAATCATAATCTGAAATATCCAAAGTAAGATAATTCATTATATATCCATTTTTATACCCCACTGCTTCTAATTCCCCTTTTAACTCCCTCTGTATTTCTTCAACAGCACCTTCATAGAAACAATCATCACTTGGTTGAATAGTCATTAAAACCTCATCTACATCTCCTATATCTTCAAATAATTCACCCATTGTATTATGTAGGTTTTCCATCAATCTTATCTTAGCCTCACCTAGCGGTATTTTATCATCATAGAAACATATACCACTATAAGTAAATACATGCTTTATTCCCTTTTCTGTTAAGAATAAATCCAACTCATCTACTAACATGTCATGCTTCTGTTTCTCAGTAAATGAAACCCAAAGCGTAAAATGTTGATTGGTTTGAACCTGTAATGATGGCACTACAAACTGCTTGAATATATTTATTCTATTCTTAAACCATCTATTACCCCTAAATCCATTATAGTTTCCTAGCCCGACAAAAGGCACATAAAAATAATGCTTAATCTTTTTCATAATTGTATTTTAAATAATGTTTTACCACTATAATCAGTTATTCTTTTATATTTTAACCCCATCTTATCAAAAACCTTTCTATAATCCCTATATACTCTCTTATTTTTATCTTTTGGTTGGCTTGTGTTCCCTAGTGAACCATAATCTGTCTCATTATCATCTTGATATTCTAGTATAATTAACTTATCTTTTGCTATTCTTATCATTTCTTTCATAACATCATAAGGATTTGGTATTAGCAACAATGTTCCAACAGTAAATACAATATCATAGCTATTACTCTTTACAGGCCAATCCTTCTTAGTTATATCCCATAATATAAAGTTATCTTTGAATTGTGGAAACTCCTTTTTAGATCCATCAATGTATTCTTTTTCATAATCTATTCCACCTACTATTACATCATTATCAATAGAATATTGTTTAGCAAACCAACTATTCATACAGCCTACTTCAAATATACTCTTCGGATTTTCACCTTTAAATACTGTCTTCATAAGTTTTTATACCAAATACAATTCTGCTTATCTTCCTTATATTTTAATTTTATTAAAAAGTCTTGAAACGGATTTACATCTACTTCATTAAATACAACTTTAATGATTATCTTTTTACAATTAGTTTCCTTTACTTTTTTCTCAAAAGCCTTAAACAACTTAGTGGCATAACCTTTCTGCCTTTTATCAATAGATACATATAACTGTTGTTGTTCAACAAAATCATCATTCAATATATAAACTAAATATCCATCAATAAGCATACTTTCGGTTGCTCCAATAATATCTTCATGACGCATATTCATAAGTCCTTCTAATCCATCACCCCAACCATTACCAAATTCTAACTTGTTATCTTTTATTGTAATGTGCTTATATTCTTCAATCATAGGTTTTTATTATATGTTTACCATCATGTTCTCTTATTAAATATTTTACTTTTAACTTCTTAAACAATCTTTCATAATCATGTAGGTATTGTCTATATACTGTTGGCAAAAGCTCTTCACCTATTACATTATCATCATTATCTAGCTTCTGTCTTATAAGCTGATGCTCTTCAAAGTTATCATGCCCATTTCTTTCAGCAAGTATTACTTTCTTACCTACCCTTAACATCTCTTTTAAGGCTTTTAAAGGTTTATCTATGTAGATCAATGTTCCTACGCTGAAAACTATATCATAACTATTATCTTTTAGAGGCCACTTATCAGAGGCATCCTGAACAAAAAACTCACCTTTCATCTTTATATCATCTCCCTGTATATCTAAACCGCCCACCTTAACACCATTTTTATAAAAGTCTTCCATTAGTCCACAAGCAGAACATCCAACTTCAAATACACTCTTTGGGTTCTCACCTGTAAACATCTCATCTATTATTTCATAACCCATGGAAATTGGTTCAATTCTTTAATATAATAGTCTCTACCTGTATTTGGTTCTTCTAATAGAGCAATCTTACCTATCTCATCTAGTGCTAAACAGTACGGATATGCTATTTCTGATACAGGATATTGACCCATTAAAAGACTTTTGGCTACTATCTCACTAAATCCTTCAAGCGGAAGTAGTCTTATACAACCTTGCATATCTTTTATCTCTTCATTCATCTGCTCAATAGGCACTCTACCGTGTACTATTACATTCTCAGCACCTTCAAAATGGTCTGTATTACCATATAAATGAAACTCTACATCATCATATTTCTTAGCCAATTCAAGTATTCTATACCACCCGTAAGTTACAAACTCATCACCTGATACGCTTGAATATAATTTAGGTCTCTTACTATGTTTATAAGTAACTTCAAACTTATTAACATCTCCTAAAAAAGACGGACAAACCTTAGCGTGTATTCCCATCCATTCAAGAGCTTTCCTTTCAGCTTCATTTTCACACCAGTTCTCACAAGCTGTATCAAGATACTTAGCTATTCCATTAGATGGTAATCTTATATAACCTTTATCATCAATCCAATACCCACCTTGTAGGTGTCTAATATCTGATCCTGCCCAAAATAGATACTTCTTACCTTTATGCTGTCTAACTGCCATAAAGTCAGGTAAACCATAACAACCAGCAAATACACAAGTCTCTTCTTTATCTGTTTCTGAGTTATATGTTTCTAAACCCCAAGCCTCATCAAAGCTCCTTTCAAAGCCACCGCCCAAACTTGGTGCTACTCTAATCTTCATGTTTACCTTTTATCATCTCAGCTATATCTTCATACCAAGATTCAGTAGCATATTCTTCATGTGCATGTTTATGATAACTCATAATATCACTCTCACTTAACTCTTTAATAGGAAACTCTGGTGCAACTGGGTCTTTTCTTAATTTTTCTAGTGCTTCATCTCTTGTCATTTGACCAGCTACTATCAAAGATGAATAGTGAGCTTTACGCTTATCTATACCAAACTTATAATATAAATATACATTCTGAAACCACTTAGTAAATAAAGATTCTTCATGCTTATCTCCATAGTCTTGCCAACCATATTTATCTTTAAGCATTTCTTTAGCTGCTTTTAAGTTATAATCAATATAGTCTAATGGATAGAATATCTTGATTCCATCAGTATGTTTGTATTCATTCCACTTCCAAATAGAACACAATGGTATTCCATCTAAGTCTTCTTTATTGAATTTCTTATAAATATCTTTGATATGGGTTAAATCTCTAGCATTATAACTCCAAGACGCAGGCATTATACTCTCTGATACCGAGTTACCACCCGATAATATCCATTTAATATCATTCTCTTTAGCTAGCATATAAGTTACAGCCATTAGAATATGGTCTGTTGGTATCTCACAATTCTTAACTCCTGCCATGAAAAAGGATTCTTGTAGCTTAGTATAAGTATCATGGTCCACTTCTATCTTCTTAAAATAACAGTTATTATCAACAAGTGCCATTATATTATGGTTAGCTTGGTCTGTGTTGTAATCATTATCTAAAGTAAAAGCTAAAATCTTTAGCCCGTTTTTAACAGCCCAATCAAAAGTAGTAGATGAATCAAGTCCACCTGATAGTCCAATAAGGACATCATATTCCTTATCTTTACCATCTTTCCTAATCTGCTCAAGCACGGATTGCATATTAAGATTCTCAGTTTGTATGTCTTCTAGTGATTCCTTTGCTCTGCTACAGAAGTTACAACCATCTTTATTTTGACCATATTTTTCTAATCTAAACTCTGATGCTGTATCATCCATTACACATTTATGGCATTGCATAAAACTCCTTTATATTACTAATTATATATTCTACCTCTTTATCAGTTAGAAACTGATTACAAGGTATCCTTAATGATTCTTTAAATATTCTTTCTGTTATTGGTAAGTTGAAGTGGTCTAGTCCAAGTCCATTAAATAAATGCGGTGGATGTTGATCTGCACCTAAAGTTTCAATTCCTTTCTCTTTTAAGAATTCATGTAGTTCATCTCTTTTCTCAACTCCTATAATATAATCTTGATATACTTCTCTCTTAACAGGCAATCTTATAGGATAGTTCCTAAAAGCCATATCATATCTCTCTGCTACTTTCTTTCTTTCTAATATATCAACTGGTAGTGTATCTAATTTAACTGAAAGAAAAGCTGCATAAGCATTATCCAACCTAGAATTATAACCAAACTTGTAAACATTATTCTCATCATAATCTACTTTTCCTATTAAATAGTGATTTCTTAATTTAACTATTTCATCTCTTATATGTTTATTATTACATACAACAGCTCCTCCATCACCTATACCACCTAATAACTTAGCTGGATAGAATGAATAACAACCAAGATTAGGACTTGTAGCTCCTATTGCTTGACAAGCATCTTCTAATATTGGTACACCACAAAATTCTACCATTCCTGTATTTGTTTCATCTCCTGCTAATTGAACAGGTATTATCAACTTAGTCTTCTTAGTAACGGCTATTTGAACACTGTACCAGTCCATAAGTCCAGTTCTTTCTTCTACATCTACAAGTATTGGTGTTGCTCCACATTGTTCTATAACCTGAATAGTAGCTACAAAGGTATTAGAAACAGTGATTACCTCATCACCCTTACCTATTCCCATAGCTTTTAAGGTTAAAAACAGTGCATCTGTGCCTGAATTAACACCTACAGCATATTTAGTACCTACAAATCTAGCTAACTTTTCTTCAAACTCTTCTAACTCTTTCTGTAATATCATTCTTCCACCACTAAGAGTAGCATTATGAGCCTCTTTTGCTACTGGGTAATTATCCCATACTTTTCCAAAGTCTAAATACTTTACTTTCATGGTTTTAATATATAAAATCTTCCTTGTTTAATAGCTCTTTTTTCTTCTTCCTCTGTCATAAGCTCCTCTGATAATGTTTCACCATCCCTAATTCCTATAATTTCTTGTGGATGATAAGGATGATATTTCATAGCTAGTTCTAGTATATTTACCTTCTTACCCATATCTAATATATAAATCTCTCCATTTTTACCCTTACTAGCTTCTATGACAAGTTCACAAGCCTCTGGTATAGTCATCATATAACGTTCCATCTTTTCATCTGTAATAGTAATCGGATCACCGTTCTTTACTTGTCTTTCCCATATCTCAAGAACTGAACCAGAACTACCTAATACATTACCAAATCTTACTGCTACAAACTCATGTCCTGCTTTAGTAACTAATCCTTCTGCTAGTTTCTTAGTCATACCCATTATACAATGAGCATTTACTACTTTATCAGTTGAAATGAACACAAACTTCTCTAAACACTCCCATCTCTTAGCTTCTGCTATCATATTGGCTGTACCCTGAACATTAGTATCTATTGTCTCTTGTGGATATTCTTCACCAGGAGTTACATTTTTAAGAGCTGCGGCATGGAATACTACTTGTGGCTTAAAGTCCTCAAAAAGGTCTCTTAATGTTTCTTTGTTTCTTACATCACCAGTTCTACTATAAATCCAATGGTCATGTACTTCATTTCTTATCTGTTCTCTTACTTGATATACATCAGTTTCATTTATATCTAAAAGGAATATCTTATTATTAGGTGATAATTGTCTAGCAAGCTCACTTCCTATTGATCCAGCTCCTCCAGTTATTAATATTCTCTTGTTCTTCATAAACGGATATAATGAGCTTCTTCATCTTTATAACTACTTATTATTATATCCCGTACTTCATCAACTCTTGGAATAGAACAATTTATATAACTATTTAATATATCTACATCTTCATTCTCATGTTGCATGTTATGGCTAAAGCCTAGCATTTTATAAGCAGCAGAACCTTTAACTCCTAATAGCTTAACATTAGCCTTGTGAAAGTAAATAGCATTTCTAACCATCTCAAATGGTCTAAATGCTACAAAGTTAATCATTGAATATACATAAGGCTTCCAACCATCTAAAGCTAGGGCAGATGCAAATATCATAGTAAACTCCTCCATTATCCCTGTATTTATAAACCTATCAGGAAACTTCTTTTGAAACTCCTCTATGTAATTAAAGCCAACATCTGGCACTATTAAGAGTATCTTGTCATCCTTCTCAGCAAGTTCTATTAAAGTGTCTATGAAGATACGCCTAGTATCTTGTGTTTGTGTTATTTCACCCATTTATCTCCTTTTTAGCTTGTAAGTATTCTAAGTCATTTAACTGTTTATAGTGATAAAGGTTATTATTCTCCATAAAACTAACCCCTTTTCCCTTAATAGTGTCATAGATCAGACAATAAGGAGCTTTCTTTTTCTTAGGCTTAAAAGAATTAACTGCTAACAAAGTAGCGTTAATCTGGTCAAAGTCATGCCCATCTCCCTGCCAAGTTAGCCAACCAAAGGCGTCTAACTGTTGTGCAAAGTTTTCTTTACCCATTATATCTGTAAAAGAACCCATAGCTTGTAGATTGTTATTGTCTATTAAAAGGACTAGGTTGTCTAACTCATGGTGAGCAGCAAACATAATAGCTTCCCAGTTAATACCAGACTGCATGCCTCCATCACCCTCTATAACATAGACTTTACCATCCTCTTTCTTTAATTTCTTAGACAAAGCATACCCAACGCCAGCGGATAACCCCATGCCTATAGATCCGCCAGCGAAAGGTATGTCTTTATGGATAGGCTCAGCAAGCCCAATGAACTTGCTCCCCTCCTTGCAATATGTATTAAGCTCTTTCAAACTTAACCTATTTTTTTTATACAAAAAATAATAGAGCGCCGCAGCACTCCATCCTTTACCTAATATTACTTTGTCTTTATCTAAATCAACCTTATCAAATAGAACGGTCATAAAGTCTATACAACTGAAATTGCATCCAATGTGAGAAGTCTGGGCTTTGTAAATTAAGCTCAATACCTTCAATCTTGCTTTCTTTGATTTTTGTTTATAATCCTCCATTTTGTTTATGTTAATTCTATTATACACCTTCTTATAGTTTTGTCAAGCACTCTATTATTGTTTAAGGTTATTTAACTACCTTAAAATATTGTGTATCTATAACGGTGTTTTTATGAAAGAAATTCCAATCAGTTAATGCACTGCCCTTACGCCAATACAAATCATTAACTTTATAATTCATCTCTTTGTTAGGGTGTTCATATAATCCTCTAATATAAACATCTCCAGCTTTTGCTGTTCCCAAATCTTTTATCAATATGTATTTCTTCTCCATACTCTTATTATTTAAGTGGGTTAGTATCTTTAACTATTGTAATACCTTTTTCTCTTCTTTTAGCTGCCACAATAGCTTTCATCCAAGGTGGACATTTATGATAACCAGTATAGTGAGCCATACAATCTGGACATATTTGTTCTTCTTTCTTCTCCATAATATTTAATCTCCTAATTAGTGGTAGTTTTTGTTAGAGAACTACCAAACTCTTTTACCTGTCAGAAAAGGCTTTACAATTTCCTAATGAACCTTGCTGGATTGCCTGCCCATACCTGATTATCAGGTATATCTGTCAGTACAACTGATCCGCAACCAATTATGGCGTTCTTACCAATAACTATACCAGCTATAATAGTGCTATTAGCACCTATCTTAGCTCCTTCCATAACTATAGTAGGTACTGGTTCAAAGTCATCTCCAAGAGTTGGGTCATTTGTAAAACAGACACAAGGGCCTATAAATACATTATTCTCAATGGTTACACCATTAGGCATAAACACAAGAGCCTGTATCTTGCAGTTATCTCCAATAGCCACTTTGTCATGGATATGTATTCCCGCATGGAGAGTACAATTTCTTCCAATCTGAGCTTTCTTAGAGATATTACTCAGGTGTTCATGATAGCGCATGTTGCACCTCCTTTTTATAAATTAGTCTTTTCTAATTTGTGTACTTCTTTTATATAATGTTTTAACATCTTCTTTAATTCAGGTATTTCAAACTTATGTGATGTTTGACCTAGTTTCTCCATTTCATCAGCAGTTCCTTTACCATACTTCTTATCTATAGCTACTCTATATTCAGCTCCAACGCTCTTAAAATAGTTACATTGTCTGCATTGAGCGTTCACATTAGTTTCATTAAAATATACTGATCCGCTCCTAGACTTTGGTACAAAATGCCCAGCATCTATTAAGTCATTCCACTGTCTTCTTTTATTACAGGTAATACACTTACACCAACCATTAGTAGCATCTCTTAAACGGATATATCTACTAAACCATTTCCAGACTCTATTTTTTAAGTTAGGTACTGTTTCAGCTTTCATCTATTTTTAACCTCATTAATTAGACGGTTCATCTCAGCTTGGTAATGTAGCTCTCTATCAATACCAAGCTCATCTGCTTCATTCATTAAGATGAACCTAAGAACTTTAGCTTGTGAGCCTTTTTTCTTAGCTTTTATTATCTCCCCCTGGCCAATAAGGTTGATCTCTGATATTTCTGAAATCTTAATAGTATGGGTTAGATTTTCTGTATTATCATCATTCGGGTCATAAGACTTCTTTCTAACCTCAGCATTTGAGATAGTAAGGTCATAAGTCTTAGAGTTATCTAACTCTTGATCTATATTTGCAGTACCAGTTAATTTTATTTTATAATTATCTATTTCCATCATTTTACTACTACTAATAAATTCTTTTCTCCCCAGCTTAATGCTTGTGATTTCCAATCAGCTGGCATAGCTATATCTACTCTATTAGGAAATCTTTTATTCATTCTATCTACTACTAGACATTCACCATAGCCTTCTATGTCCAGTATAGTGCCAAATGGCACAAAATTGGCCGCACAGCGTTTATAACCTAGTGCTATGGCAGTACATACATTTTCACCATTAGCTGATATACAAGGGCTATTATCACATTGATTTGGATCACCGGCATTATATGCTGTAACTGATCTATATTCTGCTTTAACGGGTATTAAGTGATATTCAATTATTATATCAGGATATTCTATTGTCATGTCTGGCTCATAGAACCAGAATTTATATCCAGAGGAAAGTGCATTTATTGCACATACTAATACTATTGCTAGTATAATTGCTATTGTTAAATGTTTCATTTTTGTTTTTGTTTATTTTATTTAGAAAGGGATATCTTCTACATTTATTTCATCACCCTCTTGTATTACTGGTACTGGTGTAGGTATTGGCTTTGGTGCAGCGTCATCTTTGATACTTCCCATAACCAAGTTCTCTAGTGGCATAAGTATTAGCTTAAAGTCAGGCATTTGAGCCTTAATCTCATCAACTGTCTTACCTTCTATAAAGGCACATATTAATCCATGTCTTACTTTACCCCTGTTCTCTGCTTCAAAGTCTCTTGTAGGTAATGTAGCTGATTGCTGACCACTTTGATCTTGTTTATTCTTCCACTCAATGTAACATTTCTTACAATAAACTCCACTTGGTCCTTGAATTGTAGGTGTAGAACATCTTTCACAAGGTTCTCCTACTTGATAGATTTTCTTTGCCATAATTTTATTCTATTATCTCAATGCCACTTTCTTTTAAAGCATCAAGTGATTTCTTAGATATTTTAATAGTTATTCTTTCATCTTCTTCTACTAGTTTATAATCTTTAATTAAAAGTATTTCTTCTTCATTTTCAACTTCTGTAACAGTCCAATCTTTTCTTTTTCTAGCAAAACACCAGCCAAATTCTAATTTTAGTTTACCAAAGACCTGAGCATTACCAGAGACCTGAGCATTACCATAGACCTTAGCATCACCATAGACCTCAGCATCACCAGAGACCTTAGCATCACCACAGACCTTAGCATCACCATAGACCTCAGCATTACCATAGACCTCAGCATTACCAAAGACCCAAGCATCACCAAAGACCCGAGCGTCACCATAGACCTTAGCATTATCAGAGACCCAAACGTTACCAGAGACCCAAGCATCACCAAAGACCTGAGCATTACCATAGACCCAAGCATTATTAAATTGACTTAGGTTATCCTCTTTCGCAATCCAACCACCTAAATCACCTTTTTGAATACTGCCAAAACTTTTTAATGCTTTAATCTGAAATAATGTAATTCCAAAATAATCTTTTGTTTTCTTTGTTAATGAATACTTTTTCATAATTTTATATTTTAATTAATTTAACTGCTTGAAAGTTCTGCCAAATTCTAATTTCTGACTCTGCGGCTTGTTTAGCCCTTTCATAATTAGGATGGATACAATGGCTTACTTCTCCATTTGATAGAGTAGTTACTACCTTATATCTTTGTTCTTCTTTTGTCATAATTCTTTTATAAGTTGTTTAGTTTTATCAGCATTTTCTATAACATCAGCTGTTAAATAATAATTCTCTTTATCAAATGTAAATACCATAGATGGTATATAGTTATTGTTTATTATTCTTAATATTTCTTTCTTTTGTTCTTTAGCGTTCATAGTTTATTTATTTTTTTTAATTGTTTCCGTAGTGCTTCTTCTGTATATTCAGCCCAACTATCAATTAATTCTTTCTTTTGTTCAGCAAGGGCTTTTAAGATGAATTGCGTAATATCTTGTTTATCGGCTGGTCTATAACCAAAGGGAGCGTCACTATAAACAAGATGAATATATTGATTATTTTCAGAACCATCTAAATCATCAACAAACTTCTTATCAAATTCTTCTATTATATTATTTTTCATCTGCTGGTAGGTTATCATAATCAGCTAAGTCATCTTCATCTTGTCTAGTAATCTCTTTTTTAGGCTTTGAACTGTCTAAAATTGAATTAAATACTTTGCTCATTTGATTAGCGTGCATTTGGTTGATTTCTTGTAAATTCATATTATTCTTGGTTAAACAGATTAAATAAATTTAGATCTCTTAGATCACCACCACTTTGAGCGGCTACTGCTACTATGTACTTATAGATAGCTATTGCGTCATACAGTTTGATTTCTTGACCTTCATTTTCTATTCTTCTATAGTTCCTAGCGTGCATGTCGGACTCTTTTGCCAACTCTTCTTGGGTTATCCCCAGTTGTTTTCTTAGTTTTATAAGGTTTTTTAGCATATTTGTTGTTTATTTCTTAATTGCAATCTAAGTATATCACATAGGACAGAAATAGCAAGGGGGATAACTAAAACAAATGCCAATCCAACTCTTTAACCCTATAACAAGGCTTACTACAAAAGGTATCTGTTACTAGATCACATCTCTGAACATAGTTAGCTGGCAAGAAAGCATATCTAGTAGGAGTAGAAACTAAAAACGCACCACCATGTTTAACTAGCCAATCTACTTGATTTTGTTTAAGGTCATAGACACTTACCTCTTGTCTTGTAGATTTAAACTCTGTTGGCCACCAGAACATATCTTTATACATAAACCAATCGGGAGCATAATCGGTGATCACGCCAAATTCATCTCTATTTACAGGGTATATTAAAAAAGGGAGCTTAAAGATAGCTTCCTTCTCTTGTTGTTTGCCGAAGTCAAAATCCTTTTTAGTTTCTTCTCTAGTCCTATTATCTTGTGCGTATTCCATATTCATAATAATTGTCTTTGTTCTTGATTTATAGCTCTATCTAATATATATTTACCAGTTTTAGGGTCAACACAATTGTTTATTATTATTCTTTTATCACCTTTATAGTTGTGAAAATTCTCTACTATAATCCCTCTATTTTCCATTTTACTTTGTAAGCTTTGACCCTTACTGTTCACAACTTTTACATCTTTTTCTATTTCACCAATATTAAAATTAGTCCAATAATAATGTCTTCCTCCAGACTGAGGTTTTATAAGTGGTTCATAATAAGATTTAACATTTTCAATAACCCACTTACATTTACAGAAATGTTTCAATAATATAATTTCTTCATAAAGTTTCATATCTGGAAATTTAGCTTGAATACCACGCCCACTAACAAGGAGTGTATTTATTCTACTATGAGTTGGGCAAGGTGGACTACTCCATATAAAATCAAATTCTTTGTAATGCTCTAGTAAATACTGATGAGCATCGCTAACAATCATTTTATCATATGGAAAAAAGTCCTGATATATTTTGGCTATATCTTCATTATTTTCAACAGCAGTAACCTCGTGGTTATCACCCCATAGTTTTCTGTTGCCACCTATTCCCGCATATAAATTTAATATCTTCATTTGTTTTTCTTATAGAACTTAATTACATAACTAAGAAACTCTGCTGCTGATGCGTTGGATTTGTTCTCTTTAAGCCAAAATAGGTCTTTATCTTTAATCCTAACTTTCTGCCCATATATTGAGTTTTTCCAATTCTTATTCTTAGTTTTAGCCATATTTATTTAATATTATCTACTGGGTACTCTAGGGTACACTACTACTAGACTATATACCCTCCCCCATACCTCCAGCTCTACCCAAGCTAAGCATTTAATCTTCTTCCCGTTTCTTTAATTGAATTTGGAAAAATTTGGCTTATTTTTAGCTTGGTATGTCGCCCGAGTCTAAGGGTTCTATTGGAGAAGATCATTCTTTTAAGTCCTGATCTAGGAATAGACACCTGTAAATAGACTATAATTTACTTATGCGGCAGCTTGATTAAAGTTGTCTCTTTAATCATGTTGTGTTAGCTAACCGCCACATAAACAAACTATAAATAAAAACCCATATAGAGCTATCCGTGCCGTAGGTACCACCATACCTATCCAGACAGCCCTATACGGGCTTTTAAGGGTGGTGATGCACGGCAATACTAGCTTACCATGCACATTTTTATTTGTCAAGGGCTTATTTTTTAAGGGCTTGAGAAATCTTGTCTATTGTGCCAACTCCAGCTACAGTTCCAATCCAATAACTAATTTGAAGTAATAGTTCTGACCATAGAAAGCCATCTACTTCTATTTTAGCTACATAAGCTGCAGCCCAAGCTAAAGTTATCATCCAAAACCTTAAACTACCCAATAGTTCCATTTTTTTATGGAACATCATTTTAATCCAATTCATACTTAACCTATGTTAATTTTAAAATTTATACTTAACTTATGTTAATCAAAATTATTTAAATATATTTCCTCTAGCCTTATCAATGGCTGCACTCATATTTTTTCTTTCTTTTTTTAGTTTCATTGTTTTGTGTTCATTCCTTCTTTTTCTTTCAAATGGATTTGGAGTCCATCTGGGCATCTTTTTTTGTTCTTTTGTTCTTCCTATTGGCATATTGTTAAATTAGTTGATAAAATTTGCCTTTGTCACCTTTGTTCATTATAAAACCAAAGTGATCTTTATTAACTCTCTTAATTAATCCTTTATCTCCTCCTAATATCTTATCAAAGTGTTCTTGATTTACTATTAGGGGAACATTCTTCTTTATAAAGGCATCTACTATCTTTCCTCTTCTTAAATGTTTCATTGGTATTTTATATTTAATACTTGTATTTTCCATTGTAAAATTAATTGCTCCTGCATATCCATTTCCAATATCACTATACCATCTACCTCTTGAATTTAGGTAAAAAGGATTGACTTGAACATGTAAATGTGGTCCTGTAGTGTACTTTCCCTCATTACCACTTAAACCAATAAAATCCCCTGTCTTAACTACTTGTCCTATTTCTGCGTCTATGTCCGATAAATGCCCATAACCTATCTTAAAACGCACTTTTGAGCCATCTATGGTATATGTGTCAGTTAGTATCCATATAGCTCCCCAAGACTCTGAAATCTCATCTACTATACCATCACACATTGAAAATACTCTAGTTCCAATCTTAGCCTGAAGGTCTATACCATTATGTCCTTTCCAACCCAGCTCTTTATAAAAAGGAACTAAGTTTGAACCAAACCATTGGTTTACAGGTGTGTAAGATTTGCAATTATTCTTACCATACCTAACACCTATCTTAACCCAGCCTGTATTACAGTTGTAATACGGGTTCAAATCATCACCTATCTTATAATGAATAGGGTTTTCAAACTTTATTGGTATGTTTTCTTTAAGTATTGACATAAATTATTGCTAATAATAAAGGTGCTACTATGAATATCAGTATTATGCGGAAGAAGTTTAGCAACTCTTCATCAGGATCTGGATCAGGTTCAAAGGGTAACTGCACTAGGGTGTGAAGTTAAACTTATCAAATATAAACTTCTTAGTATCCTTTCTTATGGTGTTAATTGCTTTACGCTTATTCTCATCTGATTTATCTTTATATGCTTGAGTGTTTGTAACAGCATTGGTTTTATCAGATACAATCATATTGTATTCAATATTAGCTTCAGTAAACTTTTCTAATCCCACTTGTTCTCTAAAGGCTTTAAACTCTTTAGAATCACTATTTGCCCAGTTTGTACTAAATGGTGTGGACATACTAAATCCAAGTCCTTCTAACAACATAGATATAAGTATATATTCAGAATTGGGGTCTTTTAACATATCTGTTAATTCTTGAACTGAAATAGGAGTTATAAGTCTCTTAGCTATAGATTTAGGGGATGGTCTTGAACCATCAAAGTGCTGACCACTCCAAATATCTCTTAAAGCTCCTGCTACAGGAGATAACTTACCTTCCCAGTAATCTTCAAATACATCAAGAACTGACCTTTGGCCAAATCCAGGTTTAAATAGGTTCTTAAAATCTCCGTTAGGTGATTTATACCACCAACCCCATTCACCATTATGTAGTGTTGGCATAAGTCTTACAGCTAAAGAGATTACAGATGTAACACCACCTGAAATATCAAAATATCTATTACCAAAAGGAATCCTTGCAAAGTTAGTAGCTCTTGGGTCTTTTTCTATCTCTCTACCAGTAATTTGTTCATAAGCCACTAAGATTGCTGTCATGCCAGCTACCATTTTAAGTAGTGCTTTAGCTGCTTGTTTTTCTGCAAACTTTGGATCAACTCTTGGGTTTACCTTACCAACTACTACTTTACCAGCACCCCATATACCTTTAAATAATGTACTAAAATTAGATGCTAGAAACCTAACAGAAAACAAAATTACATTAAGTTCTTTACCTATAGCTCCTAATTTTCCTATAGAACCACGCCCAGTCATAACATTTGCCAAGTTACCAATAGATTCTGCCTCTAATTTATCTAATATATTTACACCTTGTTCTTCTGCAAGGTTAATCATCTTATCTCCATAATCAGCTCTTAATCTCATAGCACCACCACTAAAGGCTGTTTCTGATGCTTTAAACAATCTGCCAAATGCAGGTATTAACTCTGGTAGTGCAGAAGGAAATGCCTCTTCAAAATCAAGTCCTACATCAAGGCCCATTCTATTATAAGTTCCATCTAAAGCCCTTGTTCTTGAATATACATCTGCTTCAATAGGTGTCTTTGCATCTATTCCACGCAATTCCTTTCCAATATCACTAAAAGACCTAATCAATCCATTAGCCCACATTTGTGGTTCATTATAAAAAATCTTAATACCTTGTCTGCCAAAGAATGAGTTATCAAGTGTAGCTACCATACCCTTAATAGAACCAGCAAGTTCTATAGCTAGCTTCTTAGGGTCTCTTAATAGTTCTTTAAGTGTTGGTTTCTCTAGTTTAAGTTCACCTACATAATCTTTAAATAAAACATAAGCTGTACCATATTCTATTTTTTCTGGACTTCCATCTGGAGAATCTTTTGGAATGGCTGCTTTCTTAACCCTAGTTAACTCTGCCATTTCAAATACTTTCTTAGCTTCAGCTTGTGTAATAGCGCCACCAAATCTATGAGCTGCAAAGTCCTCTAAGAACTGAGCCTCTGCTTCAGGGATTAATATACTCTCTATTCTTTGAATACGGGATAAGAAGTCTCTCTTGGCTGGCTCTGAAATACCACCAACCTGTTTAACCCAGTTAATCATTCCCTTTTTCTGATGCTTTAATAATAGTTTAGACTCAAATAAAGCATTAATGTGCTTAGCATTAAAGTCTCCAAAGTATTTAGCAAATGCAGCACGCCTTTGAGCTGATGTCATAGCATTTAACTTAAAAGGATCAAGAGTTCCGTTCTTGATTAACTTTTTAAATTCTTCTGTCTTTTCTTTTGTTAAGCAAAATTTAACCATATAATTAACATTCAATTTCCTTAATAAAATCTAACCATTCATCTTTCTTTGGTTGAGCTTCTTTGATTGACTTCTTTAAACTTGCTCTATCTGTATTGGATACTTTCAATTTACCCTTATCACCCTTAGTAAGAGCCTTAACTCTAGCTTGTGTAATTCTATTAAGAATAACAGCTGGGTTATCCTTATTTAAACCTACAAGCATTTGTAGTTCCTGTCCTTGTCTAGTTGCTCTAAAGGTAGTCAAGTCTATAGCAAGATTTAAGTCTTTCTTTAACTTAGCCTGTTCAAATAATGCTCTAGCTATAGATGTATGTAAAAGCCCTTTAGGAGCTTCTTCTTGTCCTTTAAGAACTCTTAATGCTCTATCAATATCCTTTTCTACAAACTTAGAGGCCTGTCTAATCTGACTTTCTCTACTAATAGACCTAAACTCTGGTAGTAATTCTTTCTCAGCATCTGACAACTTCTTATAACTAGCCTTTAACCTAGAAGCTAACTTACTAGGCTTTGCTTCCCCTTTACCGAATTGAGGTTCTACTGGTAACTGACTTCTTGGTACTTTAATTACCTTAGGAGCAGCCTTCTTTTCTTGTGCTTGTATTTCTAGTTCTTGAGCTACACCCTTAAATTCAAATCCAGCCTGTTGCATTGCTTCAGGAGTTTTAGCTGTAAGGTGTGTTTGTATTCCTGCAATATTCTTACCTGCTATTCCTTTAACAGAATCATCTATAAGTTTCTTAAATGTTTCAAGTTGACCCTCTGGTATAACTTGAAATGTCTTCTCACCAGTTTCTGTATTAACTCTTTGTACTACTGATGGTTCAATAGCCCTTGGTATTTCAACTGGCTTAACTGGTTCAACTGGTTTGACTGTTGAAGTCTTTATTGGAGTTACTGGTGGTTTAACAAATGGTGCTACTACTGCTGTAGGAACTATTGTAGGTGTAGGAGTAAACTTACCAAAGTTAATAGGTTTAGCAGTTTGAATAGCTGTATCTCCTGCAAGCAAAGCATTAGTTTTTGTTAATTGAACTTCAGCAGTACCTAATAATGGGTCTGGTCTAAACTCTGCAAATTTATATTTAACACCTATCTGTTTAAGTGGAACAACTAACTTACCCTTAGCTGACGGGGATACTTGTGTTAATCTCCAAGTACCTTGTGGTAAATCAGCAGGTATATCCTTACCTTGACTCTTTAAAACATCCTTTAGTTGCTGAGTTGTCATTACAACTTGTTCACCCTTTAAAAGTCCTTTATTTACTAACTGGTTACGCATCCTAGTTGTCATACCTCTTGATGCCCAGGCTGTAAGTAATGTTTCTATAAATAAACCACCCGAAGCTATAAGTGGATTCTTTTGTACTAAGTCTTGAGATACTTCTGGTGATACACCAAACTTCTCTAATCCTTTAGCTGCAAGTCCTCTAATACCAGCTTCAGTTGCTCTTAGTCCACTTTGTGATGTTTCATATTCAACACCTGCGTCTGCTGCTGCTTTTCTAACATCTTGTCCTATTGCATAAATAATAGCTGCGTCTATAGCAAGTGGAGCTACAAAAGCAACTGGTGCTAGTTCTGCTGCGTTCTTACCTACTTCTTGACCGAACTCTCCTGTTAGTTTAGAAGTTAGTTCAGCTTGCTTTCTAGCTTTTTCTTTATCACTAGATCTCAACCATTCTGCTGAACCACCAACTATATAACCAACTCCTTGCCCTAATAGATTGACTCCTTTACCAACAATACCAGTGTACATGTTATATACATTATCAACCTTCTTGGCTATATCTTCTAACTTATCTAAAATATCGGGGTCTTGTTTAAGTTCTTTTATCATTTTAACACCTTCTAACTGTGTAATATCTCCATCTTGAAACAGTTTTATAATAGCTAATTCAGCAACCAGATTACCTGCTTGTCTTTTATCCTGTGGTAAATATTGTGTAGGTGTACGCCTTATAAAATCTAATACACTTCTCTTAGCTTTCTCAGTCTTTAAATTAGAAGCATCATTAGTTCCACCTAGTCCTAGTGGGATTATATGGTCAAGCTCTGATATTGTAGTACCAAGTATATCCCTTCTTTTAACCTCATCTCTTTGAGCAAACAAATCTAATTCTTCTGTTGAGAAACCACTTCTCTCCGTTTGAAAACCCTCAAAGAAATCAGACTTAAATTGACCACCACCCTCTATGTTTCTTGTTTTAATAGGAGATATTCCAACTGGTTGATTGGCTGCCTTTCTAGCATCTTCTTCACTTAAACCTAAACTAAGCAAACTTTGAAAGTTACTCTCTTGAAATTTAGCTTCTGATGATGGAGGAGTTGGCGTCTTCCTTTCCTCTGGTATAAATTTATCAAAATCAATACCCCCACTACTACTAGAGGTATCAGTATCTGGTAAAAATTTATTAAAATCTATTGGCATTATGCTTGGCTAAAATATTTAGCTTTATCTAACATTAAATCTAATTGTTCATTTGTAGCTTCTGGGTATCTGTTATGTAAGAAGTTCCATGAATCAGCCCAAGAACCACCTCTTTGTAACTTCTTTACCTCAGCATTTAAATCTTTCTCAAAAGCTGTTTCTTCTGGTGTGAAATCATCATCATCATTTTCTCCACCTCCACCGCCACCCTTTGGCGTTGGGTTTACAATCCACTTTTTATTCTTTAAATCATATATTCCACCACCAACTGACCTAAACTGTGTTGAACTAAATAGAGCGTCAGCTGCATCTTGTGCTTGTTTGGCTAATGATTCTTTAGTCTTAAAGTCAAATTCCTGTTGCCATTGGTTAAGACTTAATGCTTGACTAGCTATGAACTGTGCTTGTTCTACTCCACTATTAAACATACTTTGCTCTAAATTAAGTTTACTATATAGATTACCTAATTTATCTTGATACTTCTCTTCTACCTTCTTTATACTTCTTAAACGCACACCTTCTGTTAGCCAGGGATTATCATTAATATCTCTTATCTCTTCATCCTTCTTATCTTCCATATCACTAATTGCATTAGTACTTTCAGATATTTGTGTCTTTACATCAGTTAAACCTAAATCTGTATATATTTGTTGATATGTATCTGCATAAGTCTTAGTTGGACTTTGTGATGAATCTGGTACTGAGCCAATAGCTCCCTCTACATTATCTACTGCTGTTCTAGTTGCTGGATCTACCCCCATTTCACCCTCACCTGGCCTTTCATAACCTAAGTGTTGTTCTGCATAGTCAAGATTATCAATATCAGTTTGACTAGCAATACCATTTATTTCTCTTTGAGCAGCTATATTTAATTCTTGTTCTGGAGTTAATTCTACTTCTTCTTCTAAAGCATCTTCTCCTTTTACAGTTGTTTCTTCTGTTTCTTCTGGTTCTTCTAATTCTGCAAAATCTAATACTTCTTGTGGAGTTACTAACCCAGCAGCTTGGTCTTGTCTTATTCTTTCTCTAGCAGCTATAACATTACCATCTGTACTTGGTTCTAAAGAATTTAAATCAATAGGACCATTTTCATCCATTCTTTCTGGTGCTAAAGGAGATTCTTCTACTGGTGTTTCTGTAATTGGTTTAACTGGTTTAGCTTTATTAGCTAAAGCTGTATCAGCATCTAATGATGCTTGTTTCTTTTGTTCTTCTGTTAGTGGAGTTGTTTCATTTAACAATTCACTAACAGGAAACTTTTTACCAGTTGGGTTTACAGGATCAGCTGTTAGATTCTCTTGATTAGAAGAAGGAACAAACTTTTTATTAAGTTCATCAAAAACTTCTCTTACTCCGTTTTTTATTCTTGTCTCTGGCATATATTTATATTAATATTTTATAAGTTAGAATTGGTCTTCATTATATCTTCTACCAGCACCAGAGTTACTTTCATCAACTACTGGAAAATAACTAAATATACCTTCTCTATCTGGTGAAGTTTGATAAGCGTATTGTTCATCTTGTATCTTCTTCCATATCTTATCTAAAGAAGTTTGTGCCTCTAAATCAAAGGCTTGCGCTTCATCTAGTTGATGTTCTCTACGCTTTAAATAACTAGACATCTTACTTACTATAGCTTCATTACCTTCTCTATCCCAGTTAGTGAATACTGATTCATGGTCTTCATCTGTTGCATCTATAGCTTCTTGTACTTGTCCATAGCATACTGTATTACCAGATAATCCTGCGTTCTGATTAATAAACATAGTTCTATTAAAGTCAGAGAATACTTTATCTGTAGAATCTGGACTTTCTTCTTTCATTATAAGATAATCTGCAAATTTAAGTTTAGTTAGTCTTTCACCACCAACTGTTACTATCCTGAATGAATCAGCTTTATAGCCTTCAAAATTATATTCATCACTATCTGTTCCACCACCTGAAGCAAAGGTAGTTGAAACCCTACCTTCTGTAAATGGCCATTTATAAACTGAACCAGCCCATAGATTAGCATCTATGTACCAATCTGAAAGCATAGCTTGTGTTATGAAGCCATCTGTTGTGGTTCTATTATTTCTAACTAGAACCTCTGTAAAAACATTTTCTTTTGTTATTAAACTCATATATTTATATTAATATTATTTATACTCCTTGCCAGAAATCATAGAATGAAAAATACATTGTCTTAACTGCTGCTGCTGATTCTGTTATCTCAAAATACATCATTCTATTTGCGTAAGTATCACCAGTTGGTAAATCTTCAGTTATTGTTCCTAAATCCACACCATCAACTACAAATGTTACACCACTACCTGCTTTATAGTTAATTTCTAGTGCCATACTAACTACTGTTGATATTGCACCTAAACTAAGTGTTGTTTCTGAACCGCCACCAACTGAAGTTCCTACAGTTCCATATAATGTAGCATCTATAACTTTAAATCCAATATGACTATCTGCACCAGCTACACCAGATACAAGGTCTATTGTTTGGTCTGTATTATCATCAAACTTAATGCGTGTTCTTATCTTTCTATCCTTATTCCAACTAAGTGAATTAAAATTATAAGTTGGTGATTTTATAATATATGAAGCATCAATACCTGTTCCAGCAGTTACCATTGTAATCCCTGTACCATCTAGTGTAACTCCACCACCAGCAACATTATAACCATCTAATGATTCAAAAAATGTAGTCCAATGAAAATCATTTCTTTCCATATTACCCCTAGCTTTAATATCATCAAATTCAGCATCTCCTTCTGATTTAATACTCCACCCATCCCTACCTGCTGAAAAATTAGGAGATTTAAAAGCTCCTACAGTTAAGACAGCACCATCACTAGATTTCTTGATTGGAAGTTCATCTGGTGTAGCTTCAGGTAGCATTTCTTGTTTAAATTGTTTTATATCTTCTGTCATTATTCATTTATTAAATATTCTTCTATTTGTTCTCTGGTATTATTCATAAACCCATATATCTCATGAAATTCTCTATGACATTCTTTACAAAAAGTTATACCATTATTTATATCAAATCTAAGTTCTTCATTATCTGAAAAGTTTAGTATGTGGTGAGCATTTATCTCTCCACCTCTTTCTAAACATTTTCTACATGTAAAATCATCTCTTTCAAATACTAAATTATGCCATGTTTTATACTCTAAAGACTGTCTTATTTTAACACCTACTGGAGTAATTCCGCCTTTCCAATTTGGGTTGTTTTTTCCTTGTCTTGCTAAGCTTTTCTTTAATCTTGTTTCTTCAGAATCTTTTTTACCAAGTCTATATATATTTCCCATTCTTTGAATACTCATTTTTCTTTTAGTTTCATCAGAGGCTCTCTTACCCTTTTTACTTTCACTTATCTTTTTACTCCATTCTAAAGAACGCGGTGGTCTTTTAATTCCTTTTAGTTGTCCTTTTTTGAACCAACCTTTATTTATTTTATCATTCTTATTCATCACAAAGCTCAAAATCTATTATAATTGGTAAGCCTACTGTTAAAAGTGCAGAACCAGTCCATTTAATTTCTAACCAAAAGTTATTTCTACCAGTAATCTCTCTTCCATTAAATGTAGATCTAAATATAATATGATTCTCACTATTAGTATAATCTCCATTATATACTGTAGCTAATGCATATGATTCTCCAACTCCATCATCTGTATGTACCTTACAACTAAGTGTCATATTAGCTGCTATTTTCTGTACTAAAGGTATTCTTATCTTTGTTACTTTGAAATGTTGTCCTGTTCTATAGGTTTGACTCCACCATACAGATTGAGCGCCACTATATGATGTTCCTTGTTTATCTATTGAAGAAGCTGCACCAGTAGAACCATCTCCATATTCTGACCAACCAACAATAGGACTATAGCCTCCAAGTTTAGTATTGTCTGCTAATAGTAATGCTGTAACATTTGAAGAAGCATCACTTCCAGTACAACGCATAATATTAAACATTCCACTACTAAGGTTTGATTTTTGTAAACCATAAGAGTAAACACCACAACCTGCTTCAGGTACTACTGTGTGTGTACCAACTAAAACTCTATTTAAAGTTCCATCTATTGCTCCAGGTAAACATGGTTCACCAGTTTCACTATAATATAATTCTTCAAAAGTATAACCACCTATAAAGCGTGATAATCTCCAACCTGCACTATCTACATTACCAGATACTACATATAAAACTCCATTTATATTCTTCATAGCTGTAATAATTGAGTCTGGAAACTCACACCATACAATCTTATTAATGTCAGTAGATGTTGTATCCCAAAAAGCTATCTTAGCTGATTTCTGTCTTATAGCTGCATCTGAACCCTCATATAAAGCTATTGCTAAGTCTGAACCATAAGATTCAATTACTGTTGGCCATAATCCATATCCTAATTCTAAAGCATCATAAGTTGAACCATCATCAGTATCACCCTCAACTGTTGTCTTTGTAGTTTGTACATAATGAAGTGTACCTTGATTGCCCACTACATCACCTATATATAATTTACCATCTGAATGTCTGCACATAGGATGATTAGGTAGTTGTAGATTGTTTTTAAAAGTAGTTGGATAGGCTGTATTTACTAAAGCTGTTAAGCTAAGATTTGCTGTCCAATAATCACCATCAAACAAATCAACACTTGAACTGCTAAGAGGACCATATCTTGCTATTTCAGTATTCTTAGCAATATACATATAGTTATCATAATATTCACAACCATTACCAAGTCCACCAGTTAATGTACCACCATCTGCCATAGCTGTAGTTGTTGTCATAGCAGCGTCTATTGTATAAGCACTACCCTTTGAATCAAGCACATAAGTAAAAGCTGTTTTAGAACTACCTTTAATCCATAGTGGTGATTTCATTAATGTTTGACCAGCAATAGCTATTGAAGATGTTGGTCTTAATAGACCAGATGCAATAGTTGAATAAGCACTACCAGAATCATCTATTGGCATTGATGGGTCAATACCAAAACTAGCCCTAAACTGGTCTGAACCTGCAAAGTTTGTTGTTGGTGATTGTCCACCTAATATTGAGTTTATTTTAATTTGTGGCATAGTTTTAGTATTCAAATTTATCCAAATCACATTTAAAATATTTCCCGCGGAAGTGATATTTGTCCGCCTTTGTGAGTCTCATCTTCTTAAAGTCTAATTCATCACAAAATTTGTTAAATAAATAATTAATTCTTTTATCTTCTAGTATTAATAGAAGTATCCTTTTTAATAATCTTTCTCTTTCTTTCATATCACTTATGACTTCAGCGTTCTCTATTTCATCTAGTGCTAGTTTAAATAGCTTCTTATTCCTAAATATCCCAAACAACCATTGAACTCTAAATCTATAAGCATCATCTTCCTGTAATATAAAGCACATCATCTCCTTTAATGGCTTAATTAGGCTACTTTCAGGCTCTAATTTAGTAAATACTCTCCATAACTCTCTTATTGGCGCAACCATTCTTTCTGGTGGGATTGAATCATACTTTACATTCTCCCAAAATTCAGTTAATCCCTTACTAAGTACATGCTTTATGTTATCAATAACCTCTTTTCTTGGAACTCCATCATCTAAAGCATAAAAACTATCATTGAATATCTGATTCTTAATCTGATGTTTTAATGGTGATAATGAACCATATAAGGAATGACCTCTAGGAAAACCAGGGAATCTCTCCTTTTCACCCTCTATATCCATAGCTGTAGAGCCATCTTTGTTTTTAACAACTCTAGCAGCTGCTGAATTAGTGGTCTTCCAATAGGAAACCATAGGCATTTTAGCTGGATTCTTGCCCAGTAACTTAAATATCTTTCTTAATATCCACCTTTTTGTGTAATACATAATCTCATTTCCTAACAATCTGTAAGGTGCTTTCTGTTAGGTTAGCACCCTACAAAATGAGCTTAACTAATTAAACTTATATTAATCCTCAGACTAATAATTTCCGAACAAGATAGCTCCAAGTTTTCTTCCGTATGATGTAACTAGTGCACCATATAGATATAATCCTTGATACTTCTTTGCGAACTGATCTTCTGCATCCACAACTCTAGATTCTGACCACTTATCTGCATAAGTGATAAAGCCTCTATGACCTGCTGGAATTAGATAACCTAATGAACCTGTAGTGTAATCACCTGCGCCTGTAGCATGACCAGTCCTTGAACTGAATCTATTGCTTGTAGCAACATAGATGTCAAACCCTGCAATTCTTGCAACCTTACCGTTAATAACAGTAGAGCTGTAGATAGCTTCAATGCCACTTGGTTGTGTCTCTGAAGCCTGTAAAAGCATAGTCTTAATCTCTGGTGGAACAACTAACCATCTATCACTCATTGGTACTTCATTAGCGTTCAATTTTTCTGCAAGTAATGTTACTTGGTCATAAATTGATGCTGCTGAAATAGCAGTAGCTCTTGATGCTTGAATTTCCCAACCCATACCAGCAACAGTTAATTGCTGTGTAGTAAGTGTTCTTTCACCATCACCGTATCTGCTAAATGTTATACCATCACCACCGTAAATACCCCTAAGACTAGGTGATACTTCAGTAGCAAAGTCTGAACCTGTAGTTTCTCCATCCCACTCCGTAATAGAAGCGGATACTGAAGATGCAACTGCACTAATTCTGTACCATGGTGATACATAAGTGCCTGTAGAACGGAGTCTAAATCCTTTTCCTACATCAGCTGCTTCAAATCCTACATGAACATTAGCAGCGTCTCCTGGCTGTTCATAATGTCCTGCATTAGATGCTTCAACTGCTACATCACCAGACAAGGTTACTGTACCACCAGTAGCGGTAGTAACAATAGAAGCCTGCGTATGTGTAGCACCTGGAACTCTAAGGTCAAGTCCAACCCATGAACCAGCTTTAGCGTCAGTGGCTTTTTCCATAACATATTTGTCAATTTCACGCTCTAAAACAGCGGCTCTATTAACTAATAGTTGTTCTGGAATATCACCAGCATAGGTAAATAGATCCTCTAATCTGTCTAGTGAGAAGTTGAAATACTTTCTCTTTTCAACAATTAAAGTGTCTTCATTATCTATGATTGTCTCTAGATCCATATCCGAACCTACAGAATAGTCTGACATTAATGCGTCATTCAAGAATGATAGTATGTTTACTCTATCTCCTGGTTTCTTAATTTCACCTTCATAATCACGGTTTGTGATTCCAGGTGAAATAGCGTTTTGGTAGAATTTTCTCAAGACTTTGCTTGAAAATTGTTCTCCAAAATTACTTAATGAACTCATATATTTTTATCCTTTTTTTTAACCTCTTCCGCCAACCTTTAATCTTCAATTTGTATTTGGTCATTGATAACCATTTCTCTATACTTATCAAAGTTTGTAGTGCGAAGTCTCTCAGCATCAGCATGGCTCATCTTTCCTACTTTAGTGGGAGCTTTATCACCTCCCGTAGCTTTCTCCAAGCCTTTACGGGGAGTGGTAGCATCTAACAAACCTTTATCAGCCATGAAGGCTTTAGCTGCTGTATTAAGGTTCATACCTCTATTAGCAGGGTCTGCTTGATACTCATCAAACTCTTTAAGATGCTCCTTTATAACAGGATTTCTAAGAAGTAAGTCTTTCTTGGCGTTCTCCTTTTTGAGGTCTGCCATGTCTTGTCTTACTTGTCTTAAATCCTTTTGGAGTTCAAGACCTTCTGGTGAATAAACTTCACTTTCAGAAGAAGTAGAGGATGTTTCTAATTCTTTAATTTTTTCATCCTTTTCCAGATTAAGTGACTCAGCCTCACGCCTTTTAACTCTCTCCTGTTGGAGCTTGTCTAAAAGCTCATTTGGGTCAGTCTTATCACCAGCTTTGGTTACTTCCTTTACTGGTTCTGGGTTAGATGCGGTTTCTTTGACTTCCTCTGTTGTCTCAGATTCCGATTTTGCTTCCTCAGCGTGCTGATTTGTTAAATCAGTGTTTACAACATCTTGATTTGTCATAAGTTTAACGCCCTTACAGGCAAAATGATTAATACTAAGCCTTTAATAGCTCAGCAATTAGATTCTCTAAATCAGAGATTCTATCTATTTTACGCTCCTTTAGCTCTGCTAAAAGTGCATATAACTTTACTAACTCTTGAGCCTTTTCATCTACTATTAGCTCTTCTTCAACCACTGGCTCAACCACTGGTTCTACTTTTTTTCTTTTAAACATAATTGTTTATTTATTTATTAAGCGTCTGCTACTTTGATTTCATCATCTACATTCATTGCTACTGGTACAGCAGATGAACTTCCAGCAGCATATTTCATAGCGTATATCATTACACCTTTCATATAATTATTTGGTAAGTTGTTTAAGTTGATTTTTCATTGTTTCTCTATTTGATTTTGGACTTTCTATAAGATTTACTATTGCTTTATAGACTGTATGATATGGGATAAGTTCTGCTTTCTTATAAGCATCTAAGTCATAATCAGCCCATTTACTCTCTATATGACTCATATATCCCTTACAAAAGTTTTTAATATTAATTACTGTTACTTCTTTCATGTCTAATCCCTGTCTATAGTTCTCAAAGGTTTCCCTTTCATTAGGACTACCATCAGGCATAGGGCTATTATCTAAATCATTAGGAGTTTTAACTCCCTTTTGTTCTAACCATTTTGTAAGTAATTTATCCATAATTTTAGTGTTGTACATAGGGAGACTTGTTAAAACGCCTCCCTATGTCCTTTATTAATAGAACTCCATGCCTCCATACATGGCTTTGCCTTTGATAATTGTTACAAACTCATCATGGAAGCGTCTTGATCCTTCCTTGAAATAGCTTATACCAAAGCCTTGTTGCCAGTTTGGAACTTTGCCATCCATGTACTCTGCGTTGAGTTTACATAGGCAACCACATTCCATCCAGGTGTAAGAACCAGATTCATTGGTAACCCTATAAACACCAGCTCTGTGAGTATGTGCTGATTTACCAGACATTCCAGTGGCATCAAACTCACCCTTAGCAGTGTACGCAGAGAACTTTCTTACAATATCACCATGCTTGATGACATTACCTCTATAGTTCAGTCTGCCATTCTTCATGTACTTAATACCGAACTTCTCAAGTTTGAGTAGTTTTTCAACACTCAAACCTCTTAAAGAACTAAGTTCAGAAGCTCTAGTCCATAAGAACTTTTGCATCCTCATCTCATGGTTTCCCCTCAAAAAGAACTTCTCAGCACCATTACATGCTGTATCTATTCTTGTCAGTACGGATACTGCTGAATCAATCTCCTTTTGCAACTGTAAGGCCCTCTTTGGATCTTTTGCAAAGTGAGATATAGCATAGAAATCCACAAGGTCTCCCATGTAAATAACTACATCTGGTTTAAACCATCCCGCAAAGGCAATCATAGCGTTAATAGCTTTGTTGTCATGGAATGGCGCATGTATATCAGAGACATAGAGGACTCTTTTATACTTTGGCTTATGCATTGTCATCATTAGTTGTCTCCTTTATGATTGGACAAGGGTTTGAACTGGTCTTACGCTTGCGCTGCCAGTCCTCTTTTTAGAATTAAGAAGTCTTCTAGGATGTTCCTATAGTCTTCTTTTGTTAATTTAAGCTTGAACGGGATCATTCTCTCTATCTCATCATGGCACTGTCTGCATAGTGGTTGTTTAGGACCTTTTGTTCCAAAGAACCTCTTAGGATAGATATGATGTTTAGTCATTACTCTCCTTTTTGAACAGGCAGGACAACGCTTTGGCGAGGGTGAGTTTTTTACGCGTCCATGCTTGGAGCTTCTTGAACTTCTTGATCTGTGCTTCAAGTTTGGCCTCCAATTCCCTATTCATTAATAGGGTTTTTAAGAGTTCTTGTTTGTAGTTCACTTAATCCTCCTATTCAATTCTGATTACATCTTCATCTATTGGTATGCTGACTAAATCTCCGTTACTTCTTTTAACAGCAACGCCATCAGCTTTGATGTATACGGGAAAGGTTTGTTTTAGTTCCTTTTCCCTATCTTTCTTGAAAGGAGCTGTAATGAACATATCATTGATTAACAAATCACTGTATTTCATTTTAGCCTCCTAGTTTGGCATTTCACCGAATAACGCTATTATTAACATAATTAGCATTAGTATGGTAAATACTATGTTCTCCTCTTTGGTATGCTTCATGGCACACCTCCTTTAAAAGTACTATCTTATAATAAACATAGCTGCTCTAACTACTCCTGCAACCAGTGCGGTACTAACAGCTATTATAATAATTCCTACCATTCCATAGACAATCTTCTCACTTAACTTTGATGCAAATATCTCTGGAGCTTTACTAATAAAGTCCTTGATGTATTTCAAGTCTGTTCTTATCTCTGCTATTAAAATGTCTTGTTTATCATTCTCCATATTAGTTTTTGTATTCCATAAATCCCTGATATAGACTTAATACATTTGAAGCATCAGCACTAGCCCATTGAGCTGTAATAGTTACATTCATATTTGCTTCTGTATCAATATCTGCTATTGCTGTTAAACCTACTTCATCACCTGTTGTATTTGGGTCTCCTACTCTCATATGTGCGTGAATAGCTCTTGTTCCGTCTGTTGCTCCGTCTGTTAAAGTTCTTTGAGTTCCGTTTACATCAATATGCCATTCATCATCAGTTAAAGTTTTAGTATCTGTTTTTAGGGTTACTTTTGTTACTCCACCTACTTTAATTCTTATTGTTACTTCATCAGCTGCTGATGCTCCACCATTTGAAACTGCACCGTCGCAATGAAATTCAAAGACATTTCCTGCTTCTAAACTATTCGCTGCCATTGGTGCTGTCCATAAAAGAGTTTCAGTAGTTCCTTCGTCTCCAGCGTCTCCACTAACTGTTACAGTTGCAATAACTACATCAGAAGTTCTATCAATCGCCTTTTGATGATTTTGATTTGTGATATACATTCTTCCATCTGAATATTCTATACTTCCTGCTTCTGGAGTTGTTAGTAAAGTTCCTTCTGTTAGTTTTAGAGGTGGGTTTGTGGCTGTTCCTGCTTTCAAGTGTAGTAATGCTGTTGGACTCGTTGTTCCTATACCTACAT